CATTACGCATTCTCCGTTGCTGTTGTTGCCTCATATTCTCCTCTACTCATGTCTCCATCTGTAGTTCCGAGCCATTTACGACCCCCCGATCTACTAAACGAATACTTCCCGATCCTACCTTCTGCTATCAATTCCCGAACAATTCCATCAACCATCCTCTGTGTGCAATTATCAAGAGTTCTTGGTGCATCAGGATCAGCACTCATACGTTGTAGTATAGCATCAGCTCCCGATTGCTGTGTTAAAGCTCTACCTTCCCGTTCACATACAGCAATCCAAGAGAACAGAGCATCTTTTTTAATCTCCCGATTACTTCCAGAATGAAGTCTTGATATATCTTCCGATCTATCCTCCAGTAGTCCAGAGTGCATATCCCGAACAAAATGCCTTATATCACGCCTTGCAGGTCCATTTGACTTAACAACTGCACCATCAAAACATCTGTTTCTTTGATACTCTATACCTAAATCCTGACAACGCCTTCGACCAGTAGCCTCATCAACTTGCCATATGGCAAACGCACAACGAACACCATCAACCAGTGCTGACGTACCTCTAATCATATTCCTTGCTTGTTCGGGAGATGCAACTGCCACATCATCTTTAATCTTTGTCATGTGATGACACATCATCACCGAAGCTCCAGTTTCTGTAGCCACTTGTGCCAGTAAGCCAGTTAGTGCAGCTCCTGCTGCTGGGTCAGAGTTCACATCAGCATGAACGAATGATGCTAACGGATCAAACACAATTAATTTCAGGTTATTCATCTGTATAATTTGTTCGTATATCTTCTCAAACTCAACACTGGTCTTATATCCGTCACTAGTCTCTTGTAGTATTGGAAACACACCACCAACATTAGGAAGAGATACAATTCTAATCTCATGTTCATAGTCAAAACGAGAATTGTTCGGGTCTAAACGCTCAATTCTCCTGTGCATTTCGCCCTCATCATCCTCTGCTGTAAAAATAATTGTATTGCCAAACTCTGTAATGTGATCCCCGAAGGCACTTGTCATAGGCTGACCACTAGATACTTTCATAGCCAAATCCAATGTCATCATACCTTTACCAGCATCTCCTGCTGCTGAAAATATAATTGGTACACCTAATGGTAATGTGTCTCCAATTAAAAACTTTTGTTCAGGAGCTTGACCCTGAAACCTTTTAATCAACAGACTTTCGTCCAGTAAGTTAATTGTTTTCTTTACATGCTTTAATGTTGTGTTGAGAAAGTTACCAATGTCAAAGCTCTCTGCAATCGCATCCGCTGCATCCCATCTTTCAGGCTTGCCCGCTGGTGGAGTTAACATTGTTACAGATCTAGCACCTGCATTCATGGCTAAATCTTGTACGAGTTCAGCAACTTTCTTACCTGCCGTGTCATTATCGGGCCAAATTGTTAGTTCTTTACCATGCAACGGTGAGAAATCAAACTGACTAGCTGACTTACGAGATAACATACCCGCTCCGCCCATAGTACATGTAGCTGTAAATCCCAGTTCATTAAGAGCATCAGCACACTTCTCGCCCTCTACCCAGATAACCTTATCTGAAGCAGAAATGTTCGGTATATTATATAACGGTCTGACATCAGGCATTTTAGGATATGGATTAGTGCCAGTAAACTGACGAAACTCTTTTTTAGGCTTGCCATGATCGTCCATCACAGGATTACCCGCACCGTCTCTCATATTGTATCTTCTAACCATACAAAGTATTTCTCCATCTGCATTTAAATACAAATGTTCGGTATCGAATGGTGTGTTTACATTAATCTGCTGGCGTAAAGACCTGTTGATAATCGGTGGATCAGACTGCTCATCTCTTACAAAACTTGGTGAATCGTCCAGATAGTTTGCGAACAATTCTTTAATTTCAGGAAGGCGCATACCTCTACCTTCCATTAATATCTTTACAATACCCCCGATACCTGACGCACCGTTAAAGTCCTGACCTTTCATAAAGTATGGTGATCTGGGATTTATATCTATCTTTAACGATTGACCAGTCTCTCCAGATAATGATCCGATAGAGAATTGATCGCCACGAATTACACCATTTGGATATGTGTTTCTAAGCTCACTTATCTGCACCTCTGGTGGTACTTTTTGGCTAATTAGTTCTACCAGTTCATGCGAGTTCAACTCACGATTTTTATTGCCAAGTCTTATTATAGTCATTATTATATCCTTACTTCGTTGGCTGAAGTTATAGGCGACATTTGTTTGTTTCTCTACCTTTCATGTCGCCTATTTAACTCCAACATCTATCTTGAAACTCACACCATTTACAATCAAAGAAGTCTCTTGAGAATGCTACTCTAGGTAAAATTTCATTTGATTTTGTTGCTTCTAAAATATTAACAGCTTTATCACTAATTTCTTGTGCCAAGACTTTATCAAACGGAACAAGCTCGTAATATATCTGACTTGTATTTTTATTTAATACTGTAAATAAACATGGATGCTCTGTTAAGTTCATGTATGCCTGATACAAAGCTATTTGGGCTGCATAAACTGGATTAGTTCTAGCTACGCCCTTCATCATAAACTCTCTAAACTTCTTATCATTGGCTGACTTATTCTCCCATAAACATGGATACCCCATATCTACAGGACCTCCACATATTACACCATCTATATGACCTTTAATCTCCCCATCTGCGATAGAAAAACCAAATTGTTCGCCTTTTTTGTCTTCTGTACGCAAATCAAAGTTAGCATTTTTTAGCCATTGTGCAACAGAATCTTCAATTTCATGTCCAAACTGAAAGATTCTCAAGGTATTTGCACTGAAGTCACGACCCTCATCAGCATCATATCCCATGTATCTATATTGTATTTTTCTGGAACATGATTCGCCAAGAGAAGAACCACCTAAATAAGTTCGTTTACCTTTTTTATTGTTATGGTCGATTATGCTTTGATCTATAGCATCTGATATTAATTGTGTTATTTCTTTAGAAGGGAGCATCGCCACCTCCCGCCCATGATTTATCTGAGTATTGAAAGTGGATACGAGCAACATATTCTCCATCGTAAAACTCGCCTATGTCAGACGATAATTGAATGTTAGATACTATACCAACAACTTCGTCTTCTGACAAATCACACAATTTTTTATCCCAGCCTATTTCCGAACAAATCCGAGCAAATACTTTTAATGGATGGTTATCTGACATTCATCGTCCTCCTGAATGTAAAATTGTAAATCAAATGTTGCTCCGAAATAATGAACAACTGCTTTACCACTAACTACATTGTCAAAATCATCACAAGTATCCATAATAGCATTATTGATATATTCCATAAGCTCTTCTTTACTACAGTCAAGATCAACAGGAACAAACATCTTGCCCTCTTTTTTACTTACGGGATGCTCAAAAAATAAAGTGTAATCAACTCTGATGCTTGCCATCTTTTGCCTCTATAGCTAGTGCTGCATATCCGATAATATCAATCATGTTATCTTCAACCTTTGGATTCTGACTGTTTCTGATTTGTTTGATTCCTATCATACATCTATAAATATCATTAATGTCTAGGTCTTGCTTTAGCTTCTTTCTTAACAATATGTTCCACATTGCGGCAATACTTGTATGTGTATCATAAGCATCACCGTGAGTTTTAGCTCTAGGTCCATTTATAATTAAATCTACTTTCTTTAGTGCTTCACTTCGGTGCATTTTTTTCTCCTATGATTATAATCCTTTTGTCTATTTGATCCTTATTCCAAACATAATTCAACCAGCAAGCCGCCTTATATTTGTTCCAACTAAAATCTATTGGCTTAACATCAACACCATAACGTCTTAACATCTCTGATTGCTTTGGCGTTACAGCTTCATTTAACCATCTTTTACCTTTCTTGGCGGCATCACTATCTTCAATCTTCCTTAGAAAGTCATCAGCAGATGCTATGGCTTGTTCCTTAGTACCAACACTAACTACCCTTAATTTGCCTCCTGTACGCTTTACAAGAGCTATAGATATGTCATCTAAATGTGCAACCATACCAAAGCCATTAAATCCACTTGCACTCATGCAGACACCATTGTTAAACAAGTCAATCCATCTAAATGGTGATCTGTCCATAAGATCAACTTCGGTCATTACAAAATCTTCTAATGCTTCTTTGCCTTCTGCACCAAACTCATGTCCACAAATAGGACATTCACGAGACGATAATGGCACTTCTGATTGACAACTAGGACAAACTTTAACAGGAGCTTCTCCCGATCTTTGAGCTTCAACTCCCTCAAGATTAACACCTTCATCTAGTGATCCGTGTGTAAGTACACTTGTTCCAAAGTCTAAAACCACACAATCTTTCTTAATAATGTCTGGATGCTCTTCAGGGTCTATTGTTCGCAAGCCACGACCAATCATTTGCACCATTGTAGATTTGTATGAACATGGTCTTGTAAGCACAATACAACTCACAGGTGGAGCATCAAAGCCCTCTGTAAGTACGGCTACATTAACAACAACTTGTATGTCTCCATGTTCCAAATCATGTAGTATTTGTTTTCGTTCTTCTGCTGGAGTTTCTCCAGTAACCAGTTCTGCTCTAACATTTGATCTACGATACTCATCACACACATCTTGTGCATGGACAACTGTAGAACAGAATACAACTGTCTTTCTGTCTCCCGCTTTTTCTTTCCATTCAT